GCAGCACACCTCCTCTGCTACGGTTTTAAGCGTAGCGGGGGAGGGGGCTACAACGCCTCCTCTAGGTAGGTTACCAGCCTACCACACCTGTGTTTGTTTAATACACAGGTGCCCACGCGAGCTTTAAGCCAACGGCTCGCGGTCGTCCACTCCGGTCTAAATGATCCCATGCAAATTCCGAAATTTCCGGATGCATGAGACATTTAGTCAGAGCTGGAATTCCATTTAGAACCGACTTTGGTAAGTTGGCTCTTACGGAGTAACCTCTAACCTCGGCACGTTGAAGGTCCTTTCCTTCCCTATGAATCTCGGGAAGTTCAGGGCCTATACGGCCAAGAAGAGGAGAATTCTCACTGACGAACGGATACTTCCCACGCAAAAGCGTGAGAAGATGTTCGTCAATGAGCTCCACAGTCCCAACCCAACCTGCTTTATATAACAGGTTGCGGAAAGACGACATGGAAACCAGCTCCTTTACGGAGCCGAGTGATGAGGGCAGCACTTCCCGAATGTAGACGCAAGAAACGTCTTCACCAAGGAAGTACTCCTTCCCACAAGACTCTCTGAACGGTCCAGTCCAGAAAGACTTGTGCCGATTAACCTTGAAGCCATAAGCCTCAAGCTCTTCGGTCACTCGTTCGGCCATATCTGCGGGAACAATGATATCGTCCCCGTAGACGCGCACCGAGCCAACCAGCCTCTTAAGAGAGGCATACGTTGGAACGGAACTAGACGAGCTCAAACATCCTGCGAGAGCTATAACAGTAAAAACTATAGCCTCAACTGGGAATGTAAGAGCAGAGCCCATCGACGCGAACTTCTGAAGGGGGATTACCTCTCCAGAAGGCAACTGACACCGTTGAGAACGAGCTGCCTGAATTCCCTCCAAGAAATTGGGGAAATCCAGGAACAGCTCTTCAACGAGCCAGTTGGCGACACGGTCTGAAGCATCACTCAAATCGAGTGTTGCCAAAGACCCATCCTTGCTGCCCTTCTGAGCCAGAACCTGATTAGGTTTCTGGTCAGTAAAGGCAGTAAAGGACCCGGCTAACGAGTTTTGCTCGATAGCTGGCACGAGGACACCAGTTATTGCCTGCTGTATATATTGCATTACAGTAGGCTCTGCTGCTATCAATCGTGGTTTCGCCTGCGTCTTTGGAACGGCCACCAATCGAGTCGGTGGTTCGTCCTCGGGCTCCAGAAAGATTACTTCCTGTCCCTCAAGCGCAAAACGCGCATTAGGGAGAGCATATTCTCCATAGGAGAATAGGTACTCAAGACGGTCATGCCAAACAGGCATAACCCACTTGTAGTTACCACGGCGATGATCTGCCGTCGCTCCAGGACCGTGTTTAGGAACAAGATCGCCCTCGATGATCTTACGATCAACTAGGGCTAACGCGTCCCCAAATACAACACGGAGAATACACCTCAAGAACTCGAACCCATTCTTCCCAAAAAGGAATTCTGGGTCGGATTCGAGAGGTCTAGTAATCTCTGCGTCAACATCGACGTACTTCGCAATGGCATCCTGAATTTTTAACTCAGGACAAAGTGCTTTCTCTTTCGAGAAAACCAGCAAAAGCTGGCGAATGCACCTAATAGCCATATGCTCAGTATAAGCAAGATCGCCATACTGAGCACGAAGTACAGGCTCTGGAAGCATAAAACACTCCTTAGAGCCCAAAGTCGAAGGTTCCGACTCCGATGTGAACAGCAGATCCAAGAATCCACCGAGAAACTCGGGGACTCCACGGAAGCATCCATTAGACCCTTTCACCTTACGGCGAGAGAAGCCTTTGAATGCATCCCAAGGGATTCTGCCTAACCTGAAAGACCTTAATAGGTCCTTCTCGTAGGCAGGAAGGGTGATAGTATAAAAACTATCACCCTCTGCTGAAACTCGATCCGTGGCAGTTTTGCTGTCACGGATGGTGCTGACCGAGCAAGCACTACCAGCTTCTGCTAGTAGTGCAAACCAGATCTCGCTTCGGCTTTTCATCCTTCTCCTTTCGGTAGAGGAGTCCGAAGTGATGTTCTAGACCCCCGCAGACAGGTATTTCCTGTCTACGACTCCCGTGCGATAACCTTTGTCTGGTTACCAGCAACGGCTACCCAGTCAGATACTGCTTTCAAGTAGTATCCGATTTCTGTGGTTGAGAACCCCTGAGTAGGGGTATCAATCACAAGGTAGACTGACATTGAATACGGCCGATTCACAGTTGGAACAAGTGGATCTGCCGAAATCTTTGCCACGTCGAGACGGATGGTCGACCGGTTTCGCTTGGTGCTCAAATGAGCAATCTTGAGCGTCAAGCCATCAGCAGCGTCATAGAAGGCGCCACTGAAGTCACCGGAGCTGACACGCGGTAGCGTTTTCGCTACCGCGTTGACAGTGACCGTTTGGGGGTCAGTAAACATCACGAGACTTCCTGGTAATGCCCTGAAAGGGCGGTGTGATCCCGTTGAATTACGGGATCATAGCAACCGGCTTATGCCGAGTGCTGCCAGGATTGAAAGCTGGAATGGTGAAAAACCATCCCAGTTCAACCCGAAGCCAAACGGAGTGGCTTGTCTCCTCTGCCGAGTCCTAGTGGTACGGGACTCAGTAAAGGAATAGGGAACAAATACGCCAGATGGATTACGAACTTGTCCAGACCAACGAAAGTCTGTGACAGTTTTCGTATCACACATGACGTAACCCCAAGGCATGGTCAAACCACCACTGGTAAAAGCTGCCAAATTTTTCATGGCAACGCCAGCGTTGGAAAACCAGTCTACAAGCCAAGACCACGGAAGGAGATTCCACGCAGTGTTGATGTCTGGAACAATACCATAGGTCTTGTCCAGCTCAGCAAGTGACTTCCCAAATACGCTTGGAGGAAGGTAGTAAGTGAACACACCTTCAAACCAAACGTACTGAGTCGTCACCGTCGTGGTCTCCAATATGCCCAGCTTTATCTCTTGCCCCCCAGCGCTCCAAGGAGCGCCGCTATTGAGGGGCACGGGTGGGTAATTAACACTACTCACCGTATGAGATGAAGAAACTTTTGGTGGTATACCAAAAGTTCTGCGAACCTGCTTACCATTATCCCGGAGAAACTGATTAATCAGCGTATCCTGGAAATGGACTGCTTGGAGGAAGGCTTTCCCATCTTTGATGGTAGGACTCCAACCAAACTGCAGATTGAGGTACTCATCACCGATATTACCGTCTGCCTTACCAGGCAAAGACGGAATACCGTCGTGAATGAGTTCCCCAATAGCAACAGATAAGTCCGCAGCAGGGTTAACAGGATTGGTCAAGTAGATAGCGAGTGAACCAAATTGGTCCATCTCGTTATCACTTAACCCCACCGGACACTTAGACTTGAACCAGTTATAATCAAGTCCAGCGTCCTCCGTCAGCACATGAGTATGAATATCAGCGCTGATAGAGTCAGCACACAGTTGACGAGTGTTCACATAGTGGACACTCGTATTTACATTAAACCGTGTGGTTATCGGTGGCGTAGGAGCAGTCTGACTAATGTCAAACTTTTCCCACGGATTCCCCGTGTCTTGATTGTGGAACTGCCTAGGAAATTTCCTTTTGACAGCCCACGCACGGTTGTTGAACGTCCTCATCCATTCAGTACTTTTAGTCGATTGCGAAGAGCCGACAACGGTACTCCCGCCTGGTCCATTATAAGAACTGGACCAGGGGAGGGAGCCCCCATCGACTCTTCTCGACTTAAGGACTTGAGTGGAATTGGACATTGGACCTCAACAACCTCCGTTTGGGAGAGCGAGAGAGAGGGGCGCGGGGGAACGTTCCCCAACCCTCTCACTGGTGCTTGGCACGCACCGGGGGGGCCCTTAGGG